CCGCCTCAATCAACAGTGCATGGAGTTGGTCATATTGAACAGTCTTGTAAGCAATCCCATCATCTGTTTTCAGCGGCAGTTCTTTTTCACTAACCGCGCTGGGCAATATCTTTTCTACTTCTTGGGCGATCACGCCAGCAGACTGTTTGCCGTCCGCTGTGTAAGTAAAGGTGTAGCCATTAAGCTGTTCCAGCTTATCGACAGCCCCATCAATCTTGGCAATGTCGCTCTTTAGGCGCTCATCCGAAACAGTGGTCGAGAAGGCAACAACGTCACCATCTGCGTGGAAATCACCGTCTGACTCAAAACGAAACTCGTTTGAGTTGTTGATGGTAATGTCCATTCTTGTGTTGCCAGTGAATGAAATAAAGTCAGTCGAATCTAAACCAATGTTGCCACTGGCGTACATCGTGCCGGTGACATTTGTATTGGCCTCAAGTTCAATTGTTCCTGTTCCGTTAGGGTTTACGACCACATTTCCGTTGGATGCAGAGGTAATCTCGTTCCCATTAACGTCCAAATTGCCGCCCAATTGCGGACTCGTGTCCGCTACGAGATCAGTGCTAACCGTAGCAAATGACAATGCCCCTGAACCATCTGTCTTCAGAAATTGACCAGCACTGCCGTCTGAAGTGGGAATTGAGTATTCTGTACCACCTGACGTTAAGAGAAGATTTGTTCCGTCTGAACCGACAGCTTCATTTGCGTCTACAAATTGCAATTCTACAGCAGGGGTTCCAGTTCCAGCATTAGTTAATTTGAAACCAGTATTGTGGACATGAACTAGCGCGATTTCAAAGTTTGCACCGGCAAACAGGGCGGTGTTGCCATCAGTTTGCTGCCAAAAGTATGCAGCTGTGCCAACGCCACCGTTAAAAAGAGCTAGTCCGGCGTTACTACCATCTATGGTTAAGAATGTAGTATCTACGCCGCCGTCAGTTCCTTTGAATACGATGTCTGTATTATTACCCGTGGCATCAAGTACGATGCCACCTGAACTACTAATTGTGCTGTTGTTGATATTAATACTATCAACCTGCAACTCGGTGACGGCAGTGTTCGTGCCGATTGTCACACCATCAATAGCACCGCCGTCGATGTTTACGCTGTCTGCTGCTTGTGTCGCTATAGAACCAACACCAATAGATGTTCTTGCCGTAGCGCCTGTTTCCAGAACAAAGTTTGATCCATCGCCAACAATGAAGCCGCCGTCTGTAACTGCAAGACCGGCCACATCCTGAAGTTGTGCGTCCAGTCGAGCGTTAGGAACAGTGCCAGAGCCAAGAATGCTGGCGTTAAGATTGGTGAGATTGCTTCCGTTGGCAGTGTCTATATTTCCACTGCTGTCAAGATAGACGGCTTTTTCAGCAGGTTGCGTTATAAAAACGTCCCTTGTGCCTGCGCCCCAGTCTACCTTGTTGCCACTGTTGCTAGACTCCAGAACAGTGTCACGGGAGAGAGTTGTGCCAGAACTTGTAAATGTTCCTTTGCCAACCTCAAAGTTGGCACCGTCAGTGATGCAATAGTAAGTTTCATCACTATTGCTCAGAACACTTGTAAAGGTTTGGAAACCAGTAACGGCACCGGCAAGCGTAATCGTGCCAGTACCAGTTGTGGTCGTTGTCTCACGAACTCTGTCTTTCAGCACAAGGGCCATCGTACCCTCCTGCTACTTACGCAATACGAATGATAGCGTTAGAAGCGTTTGCTGTAGGAAACTGAATTGTAAATGTGCCAGAGGTAGATGTCTTATTGCCACCAAAGTCCAGCGCAGCCACAGCTTTGTTAGAGTCAGTTGAATTGTAAATCAACGCCCCACGAGCAGTGATAGTAGCTGTAGTAAAGCTAAGATCAGCAAAGTCAGTGAACGCTGTGGTGCCAGAAGTGGTAGGGTCAACCCTAGTCAGGCTTCCACCGCCAGTTGCATATGAACCGCTAGAGGCAATTTCGCCTGTAGTGGTAAACGCAGTGGTCGTTGCGCCAAGAGTTGCCGTTGTAGAAGACTTTCCGCCGCTGCTAATTGCATAGAGCGCCAGCTTAAAAGTGTCTCCACCAGAATTTTTAAAGTTATGCACACCTTCCAAGAGTTCTTTCTTAAAAGAAGTACACATAGCCTGTGTAATAGCCATTAAAGCCTCCTAACAAGGTCTGCGGTATCTTGATGCCCAGCCGTGGACAACATTTGGCAAATTGTACCCCTCTCTTCTTTTCGTGTCAATTCGACGTAATGATGGATGACAGAACGTATTTCCTCCTTAAATGCTTCGGCTTGATCGCGGATCGCGGGAGGGGCATCCTGAGAAACACGAACAATTTTGTCCAAAGCCAATTCTGTTATCTGTTCAGATGACAACCCTCCATTGTCAGAAGTCATAACATTTACTTGCGTTACTTGAACGCCAGTTTCCACACTAATCATGACCGCTCCTTATATGTGACACCAGCGATGTCATGGCGACCTATGAGAACTGGATCTTGATCACCATCTTCAGGCTCTGGGGCTGTCATCTCAGCCTGACGGGTAATTGTTAGCTGACCATTAACAATTCTTTGAACCAAAGGATCTTCAAGCCTGTGATACCCGTAAAGTTTTTCATTATCCGGAACATTTGTATCCAAAAATCCTGATCTGTTAGCGACTTCTATAGAAATACCCTTGGTAATTGCTATAGCGCACCAAAACTCGCAACATGCTCTCCCCGCTTCAGCGAAGTTAATGTTTTTTTGGTAGCTGAAATCAACTCCATAGAAGTGAAGTTTTTTTACCTTTTTGTGGATAGCAAAAGCTATTGCATAGGCTACCGTATTGTTAAAATACGATATTTGAAGATCTTCAATAACTTCTGTCAAAGGGTATTCAACAATTTCTGGGATCCGCTCATCCAAGACGCAAGAGTAAATTGGACCTTTATTAGGTGTTTCTAAAAGAAACTCTTTGCCAATACCTGTCTGCGTTCCTGCCTTTACGTCATCTAGAAATCTAGATGCAGGGTCCATCATAAATGTTCTGTCAACATGAATGATTCCGCCAATGCTGTTAATTCCCCATACCTCGTCAAATTCTTGTGAATTTATACGAGCAAGAACATAGTCAGCGTATGTGCCTCCTAAAGCCACAATAGCGACTGTTTTCCCCTCAAGGGGAGAATCTATGTTTATCATTTTGCCCTTCTAACTCCTTACGTTCTGGGACGGTAAAGCAATCCATTTCTGTATGCGTCTATATTCTCCACACCTTCACCGTAATTTCTTAGACGCAAAATGGATTCTTGGAATCTGTCTTCATACATCTTAATGATATCTGCCTCACCCTTCATGTATATGTATGCTTCCACCAAGCTACCATACAGAAGTGTATTTGGAGCGTTTGTGCCAATCCAAGACGATCCAGTATCATCAGTAGTTATTGATGCCGGGCGATAAAAATAGTGAAGCTCAAACTCGTAATCATCGTCTGGCGTTGGCGATAACAGAAAATTATCTACATCAAAATTTGCATAGTATTTCGGCAACCCAACAGCCCCAGAAGTTTTGGTCGCTGCTGAACCGCCCATACCGCTATGATTTCCACAATAATAATACAAATCAGGAGTATCTTCAGCGATTGTAATTTCTGTGGCTGCATTTGCGCTACCGGGAGTCTCTTGGTAATCAACGCCCGTGCTGTAGACAGTGCCGCCGCCATGAGTGCCATTTGACGTAGTGGAAAAATAAAGCGGATGTCCAGCATTAGACGCATTGGACTGGTCGAACCTATAACGTCCACCCGCGTAAAGAACCACACTTGCTTGATTGACACCATCAATATTAAAAACGTTGCCACTGGAAGTGGACTCAACTGTTACCGTAAAAGTTCTCGCAATTCCTTGAGTTTCAGTCGGAATGTAAGTTTGAAGAAAGTTTACATCCTTCAAAAGCAAAAACTGTTTATTGCCTGAACTGTCATTGTAGGAGAGGGAAAACGTGGATAAATAGTCGGATGGAACAGCGAGATATTTGTTATTTGCTGTCGCAGCAGCCGTAACATTTTTCCTAAAAAAATCCAAATCTACAAATTTTAATATTCGCTCTTCTGCTGTTCGAATGAAGACAGGCAGGTTAGTGACAAAAGATGTTTCTGAGTTTTCAGTGAAATCCTGAATGGCTTGCTTGAGCGAAGTAAAAGTAAAGCTCATCTTAAATCTCCTTAATACCCGCCGCCACTATCGCCGCCGCCACTATCGCCACCACCACTATCGCCACCACCACTATCGC